TAATTCAACATCATCAAATTATTCAGATTATATGTTCTATGAAGATTTTAATGGTTTTAATTTTGTTCCTGTATCTGAACTCATGAATAATGATGCTGTTCAGACGGTAACATATGAATCAAATTCCGAATCCTTTATTAAGATAAATAATATTAGATCCTTTAAATTTAATTCATATTTTGACATATTATCTCTATTAAAGGTTGGTTTTTTTGGTTCAACATTATTTAAACATGATTCTTCAAATTATGAATATACGAAAACCGAATCATTATACTCAGATGTCGAAAATTTGATAACATCTCTTGGTAAAAATAGTTTTTTTCAATCAATATTATCTAATGTAACAAATAAAGTTGGTGTTAATTATTTAGACCACGATACCATAAACATAAATAGAACGCAACAAAAATTACTAAATCAATATAATATTGTGGCTAAGATGAATGGGGATTTTACTAGATCTTGTGGTTCAATAGTAGATATGTCTTTTCCTAACACAGATAACGAAAATCCTACAAATGATCAATTTGATGGATTCTGGATAATAAATGGCATAAAACATATATTCTTTCAGAACACCACATATGAACAAAATGTTCTAATGTCTAAAAACGCAGCATTTAATAACAGTAAACTTGATACAATAACCTCTTTAACGAACATATAATAACATGGATAATTTTTATTGTATAGTAGAAAATAATGTTGATCCTGAAAAATTAGGTAAAGTTCAGGTAAGAATAATAGGAGATCATCCAGAAAATAGAGATGATGATACAGCATTATCTTATTTATCAACAGATGATCTTCCTTGGGCTGAATGTTTATCTCCCACTACGTCAGAAAATATCTCTGGTTTGGGTGATTTTAATGTTCCTGCAAATGGTTCATTATGTATAGGTACATATTTAGACAAAGAAGAGCAAAGACCATTAATTTTAGGAACATTACCAAAAATTGTTGAGGCTCTTCCAGATTTCACCAAAGGTTTCTCAGATCCAAATGAAATTAATCCACCTGCTGATATGGTTGGCGAATCTCAGATATCCAGACTTGCAAGGAATGAAAATATTGATCAGACCATAATCCAGACCAAAACAGATAATGTTGAAACATCTGTTGATTGTAATGGTACATCATGGAGTGAACCTGTAACACAATATGCAACAGTATATCCAAAAAATAGGGTAATAGAGACTGAAGCAGGGCATGTCATAGAGATTGATAATACCACTGATGCAGAGAGAATCCATATTTATCATATGTCAGGTACATCTGATGAAATGCATCCTAATGGTGATAAGGTAGAGCTGGTTAAAAATGATAGTTATAAGGTGGTTGTATCTGATGAAAATGTTCTGGTTCAAGGAAACAAAAATGTTCGGGTTGAGGGTAGTGAGAATGTTGAAATAGTGGTTGACCAAAAAACTAGGGTTGAGGGTGCGAGAACAACAGATGTTGTTGGGGTTTCTACTGAAAATGTTGGTGGAAATATAATCATAAACTCTACAGGTGGAAAACTAAACATTAAAAATGGTTCATATAGTCTATATACCCTTTTAACAGAACTAATTACCAAAACAAAGGCAATAACAACTTTTGGAGGACCAACAAATCAGGCCGTTGATGGTGCAAGCCAAATAGCTTTGGCAGGTGTTCAAACAAAAGTGGATGCAACATTATATTAAAAGGAGAAATTTATGACAGTTGTACAGGCAGACATAAAAGGTGATTTAGAGGATATGATTGATACTATGAATGCAACAGCAGAAGGGAGTGTAAAGAGTGTATATGCAGATGCATTAGCAACAATAATTTATGATGCGATACTATCCCAGACAGTAACACTTACAACATTGAGTGCAACAGGTAATTTAGGTGCGCCCGTTACATTAATTACTGGTGATAGTACAGTATCATAGGATAAAAATTATGGCAACAACATATACATATAAAGACTTTGATCTGAATTTTGGTGTAAATGAATTTGGTGATATTGATACATTAGAAGATGAAGATTCTATAAAACAATCAATAAAGAATATAGTGTTAACCACAATAGGGGAAAGCGCAAAATATCAAAACCCAAAATTTGGTGGAGATGTATTCAAATCATTGGGTGAGAAAATTAACGGAATAACTGCAATAGATATAGGTAGTAAAATTGAATCCGCTCTTTTAAATTGGGAGCATAGGATATCAATTATAGATATCATTGCAGATCCAGACATAGTTAAAAATGCATATGTCGTAACTATTAAATATAAAATTAAAAACCTAAATATCACTAATGAGATAACCATTAATTTAGGTATAATAAAATAAGGAATTACTATGGCAACAAAAGAATACTACCATTTAGATTTTGATGATATTAGAGAAGAGATACAGACTTTTTATGAGGCTCAAGACGAATTTACCGATTATAATTTTTCTGGATCAGGTCTTTCATCTCTATTAGACGTTTTATCCTATGGAATACAATATCAGTCATTTTTGCTTAATCAATCTGTAAATGATCTAACAATAGCAAATGCTGAACTAGATTTACAGATTAAAAAAATGTCTAACATGTTGAATTATCTACCAAATAGAAAATCCGCACCATTTATAAGTGTTGATTTACAATCTGATACATATCCAATAACTATACCCAAATATTCAACATGGTCATTAGGATCATTGGCTCTTACTAATGTTGAAGCGATAACTCTATCAGATGCAACTACACAAACAGTGAATCTATATGAGGGTATACCTACAACAGAATATTTTGTATCTGATGGAACTAATTTTCAGGAGTATGAGTTAGATTATGATGCAAATATAGATAATACATATTTTGATGTATATGTTGATAATCCTGATGGTGGTGGTGGATATACACTAGATACTGTTCCTTGGGTTAATGTTAATACTGGCCAGTTTGAATTGTATGCTAATAGTTATTATCTAAAATATTTTGAAAAGCTTATACTGAAATTCGATAATGGAAACCTTTTCAGTATACCTACATTGGATCAGAGAGTGAGGGTAGAATATTTATATACTAATGGCACAACATATAATAATTCATCTGGAACTGTTCTATTGACAGAAACGGGAATAACAAATTCTGAATATTTGAATATTACTAGAACACTAAATACTGTATCTTTAACCCTTGCATCTAGTACAGGTTTCACCGTTGGTGGATACATTAGTGGAGATAGTGATAATGGTAATGATGGTGTTGGTACTATTACATCCATTTCAGGCAATATTGTTACTGCAACTATTACATCTGGTACTTTTGTTGTGGATAATGGTGTGGATAATACTGCAAGTTATGTTGCAGATGCTACCACAATATCAACATTGGTAGAAAATAGAGATCTTTTATCATCTGGAACTGATGAGGAAACAAATGAGGAAATTAAATCTCGTGCGCCGTTATTTTACACGACACAAAATAGAGGAGTTACAGAAGATGATTATAATATCATTATAAAAAAATGGTCGCAATATGCCACTCTAGATTCTGCTATTTCTTGGGGAGGAGAAAAGGAATTTATTGATGGCTCTGATCAAATAATTGAATCACCAGAAACAACAAGAGATCTAGGATATATATACATTACAGCTTTAGGATCAGATCTTGACTATATTGATACTATTGGAACCACAACAAATTGGGAATTATTAGAAACGCATCTCGAAAAATATAAATTCTTGGCAATATTCTTCAAATTTCTAGATCCTGTATTTGTCAATGTGACACCTACAGTTAATGTATCATATCAAAATTTGGTTGGTGTTAGTATAGATGTAGAGACTACAATAAACACATATTTAGAAACACTTCAAGGATTTGATAAAACATTTTATTTATCGGAAATAAATGCATATGTTCAGGGTATTGAGAATGTTGAATATCTAACATCATCATACACCACAACATATACAGTTAGACATGAAGACTATAAGGTTATTAGGTTAAACGGTGCTATTACAGCAAGTAGTATATCATCTACAGCTACGGTTAATGGATATAGTATTACTGATGATGGTGCGGGTAACATGAAGTGGAATTCTACTACTGTTGGGTCTGTCAACTATACAACAGGATTCATTATTATGGATGACAGTTTGGGTAGTTTTGCAGAAGGTACATCATATGAAGTTAATTTCACTTATACTGATTTAAACACTTTCACATTAGAAAAAGAATCGTATTTGATGTTTGAAGATATAACATACACTCTTCTATAGGATCTGACAAATGACTGATTTATTTACAAAAAAATTAGAGTATATAGCCGAAAATTTAGTACCTGATCATATGATTGATGATTATCCCAAATATCTTGATTTTATTAAAGTATTTTTAAGATATTTGGATCAAAACCAAATCAACAAATCACTATATATTACAGATAATAATGATACAGATACTGTATTTACAGAGCTTTTAGATGACTATCTAAATAACTATTTTAAGGATGTTGTCAATCTAGATAAATATGGCCTTACGGATGATAATAAACGAATATATCTGGCACTACATAAATTAATAACAAATCTTAAGGGGAATAAGCAGGTTTTTGATTTTCTGTTCAAATCTCTTACAGATTTTGAAATTGTTGATGATGGATCTGAGATAGGTTCTCTAGATATTGGATATTCTGAAACGGAAGGTGTTGATTATACATATACATTTGAAGTTGATGCCGATTATGATCTAGTCAGGGATTTAGTAGAAAGGGTACATCCAGCAGGATTCTTGGCTCAAATTTCATTAGCTACAATTATTTTTGGTGATTCCTTGGATGTCTCAGAAGTTTTGGATATCAGTTATCAGATATTTTATTATTATAATGGCAATCAAACATATGATGGTAGTATTAAATATAATGGTTATGAAGAATTAATACTAGGAGATGCGTAATGCATAGTAAAGTAAAAATATTAGGCGAAATGAAGTTAAAAAAATATAGGTTGGTTGATGGTATTTTACGATTAGAGGACGAATTAGAAGGTCGTAATACTGTTGTTGATGTTGGTAGAGAGAGGCTATGTGATTTATTGGGTGGTGCTAGTACGGTGGGTATAACAAAGGCTGGTGTGGGTACAGGTAGCTCAACACCAACTGTTGCTGATACTGGCCTAACAGGCCAGTTTTTAACAACCATAGACACTATAACATATCCCACAACCACATCAGTTAAATTTGCCTTTGATATTGATCTGGGTGATTATAACGGTAATACTATCAGAGAATGGGGATTATTTACAACAGATAGTGTATTATTTTCTCGAATTTTAAAAGCATCTATTGATAAAGAATCTGATATTTATTTGACTGGTGAATGGATAATAACATTTATTTGATTATCTGTCAATACAATAATTATCAAACAGTAAATAATTAAAAATAACCAAATAGGAGAATTATTTTGGCAAATATAACAGAATCTAGTACATGGGAATCCAATATTTATCTATTAGCTATTACTGATGTAGTGCTAGGTGGTGTTGCTGGTGCAGCTAACACACAACCTTCACAATTGGCAAACAGAACAATTAAGCTAAGAGATGAATTGGAAAAAAATGGTATTTTTATTGATGGTACCCATGAATTTATGGGTCAAAATCTTATTCTTGATGCTACATTTGGTACTGTATCTAATGGAAATCTAGTTTATCGTAATACGACATTCAATAGATTTGATAAGGCTCTTGCAGACGGTTCTGTTACCGCAAAT